TGCCAGACGGATCTATGTGGGAGGTCCGTTCGTCCAGTCCGAATTTGCATGGTGGGTCGTATGACCTGGTCGCGGCGGACGAGTTGTTCAATATCTCCGATCGGTTCATGGATGCGATCCGTCCGACGATGATTGCTCGTAAGTCACCCTTGCTGAGTACTTGGTCAACAGCTGGTGATGAGTCAAGTGTGGCCATGATTCATATGCGCGAGACGGCTATCAACGAAATAGAAAAAGGTGAGCGTTCACGGCTCTATTTTGCTGAGTGGAGTATTGGTGATCGGGATTGGCGCAACCCCGAAAACTGGGTTTACGCAAATCCGTGTCTCGGTAAAACGATCACTATTGAGGCGCTCCAGGCGGTGTCAAAAAAAGACAGTTTCTTGCGTGCTCACTTAAATATGTGGGTCAGTAGTCGAGGCAGTTGGCTGGAGGAAGGCGTGTGGGCGTCTTGCAAGGTTGACGGCCCTATGCCGGTCGGCGGTGTGCTTTGTGTGGAAATGAGCATGGATACAAACCGTTATGTCGGTGTCAGATCGTCAATGATGGACGGCATTGTCACGACGTTCGTTGAGTTCATTGTGGATAACGAGGCGTCTATGTGGGCCGAGGTTGATCGAGTTATGGCCGACAAACTTGTTGCCCTGGCTATTACACCAACTTTGGAGATCCACGCACCTTTGAGTTTGCGTCGTCGGATGACTGTGGTCGGTCAAGCGGAGTTAATTAAGTTCACGGGTCTTGCGCAAAAGATGATTTTGGAGGGCCGTGTGAAGCATTTGGGTCAACTCACACTGTCGGAACATATGAACCGCGCGGTGATGATTAAGACGGGTATGGGCGTGACGCTTTCTCATAAGTCGTCGCCTGGTCCGATTGAGTTGGCTAAGTGTGCGGTGTGGGGCATCGCGCTGTCTAGCAAATATCAGAATCGGGCTAAACCCATGATGGTGGTTTCCTGAACTATTGTGGGTGTGTGGTGGGCAGGTGTCGGGCTTGCCCATCACACCTTTAACGATCGGAACTAACTGTGGGCATATTCTCAAAACAAGTGACCAAAGCAGCGGTCAGTCCTGTTGACGAATCCCATAAGGCCGCAGCTGCAGGATCGTACGGTACGTATCAGCAGAACCAGGGCGCAAATTTTATTGGTCAGTATTACGCGTACTATGAAGGCGACGCCCGCAACCGAGCCAACAGTATTCCGACGTTAAGTCGAGCGCGTGACCTGCTTGCTTCGGTTATCTCATCTACCGAGTTAGAGATGTATAACGAGGTTTGGAATGACACAGACAAAGAAATGGAATGTGTCTATATCGCGCCTCGTTCATGGTTGCGCCAACCCGATCCGACGATCCCGTATGCGACTCTCATGGCGTGGACGCTGGACGACCTTTTCTACTTTGGACGCGCCTTTTGGTTTATCACCAGTCGTACGGCCGACGGATTCCCCGCATCGTTTACCAGAATCCCAGCGGGCTCCGTTAACACGCAGGACCAATCTGGTCCAGTGTTTTTTTCTCCTTCTAAAGAAGTGTATTTTCAAGGCGGAATGCTTGACCCGAATGATCTTGTTCAGTTTATTAGTCCTGTGCAAGGAATTATTTACCAGTCGCAGACCGCTATTGAGACCGCGCTTCGTGTTGAGGCATCGCGTTACCGTAACGCAGAAAGCCTTTTGCCATCGGGTGTTTTGATGCAAACAGGCGGGGAACCATTGTCCGCACAGGAACTGGCCGACCTCGCTACTGCGTTTAACTCTGCTCGAGTCAATAACCAGACTGCCGCACTTAACGAGTTTCTTAAGTATGAGGAAACTAAAGCGTTGCCGGACAATATGTTGATGATTGAATCAGCAGATTTCAGTGGCAAAGAAATGTGCAGGCTCGGAAACATCCCGTTTTACTTGGCTGGATTTGACATTGGCAGTTACCAATACACGACCTCTAGTGGTGCTCGCGAGGACCTTTACCTGTTCGGCGCACGACAATATCTTGATTGTGTGTCGCAGACGCTTAGCGGAAACAATGTTTTGCCTCGCGGTACTTATGTCCGTTTTGATATTGACTCCTACCTTGAGTCAATGATGAGCGAGGAAATGCCGACAGAAACACCAACAAATACAGCCCCAATGACGGAGACAAACTCATGAAACTTACACTCTCAGCAGGATTCGCAGTTGATGTTGAAGCCGCAGCTGGCGAAACACCCACACGCACCATCTCGGGTATTGCCGTTCCCTATGGCGTATCCGCAACCGTGAGCGACGGAACACAAGTCCAATTTGCCGCAGGTTCATTGCCTATTGACGGTAAAGCACCCAAACTTTTTATGTACCATGACTCAAGTCAGCCTGTCGGGATTGTGACCAGCAGAAGCGAAGCACCAGACGGATCGGGCATGTTATTCCAGGCAAAGATTGTTTCAACGCCCGCTGGCGATGCAGCCCTCCAGATGGCAAAAGAGGGTGTGCTGGATTCGGTGTCCGTTGGAATTGACGTAGTTGATTCTTATCGCGCTGAGGACGGGACTTTGGTTATCAAGTCAAGTTTGTGGCGCGAGCTGAGCCTTGTCCCCATACCCGCATTCAGCGGTGCTACTATCACAGATGTGGCCGCTTCAGCAGACACAACCCCCGACGAAATCTCAGTAACAGAACCACAAGTCGAGGAGACACCCATGTCGGAACATATCGAAGCCGCAGCACCTGAAGCCGCGCCAACCGCACCAATGATTTTTGCATCGGCTAAGCGTCCCGCACGCTTGCCAAGTGCAGGCGAGTGGATGGCCGCTTACCACCAGGGCGGAGAAACTTTCGCCAAGGTAAACGGCGCTGTCAACGAATGGAAAACTGAAAACCAGTCAACCTTTGAAGCCGCAGCTGGCGATGTTGCCACGACCAACACCCCAGGTTTGCTTCCCGTGCCCGTGGCCGGAACGCTGGTGCAAAATATTAACTTTGTGCGACCTGTCGTTAATCGCCTGGGCGCTCGTGCTTATCCCGATGGTGGCGCACAAAAGACTTTTGTTCGTCCGACCATCACTACGCATACCAGTGCAGCTGCACAATCAGCAGAATTCGATGCAGTGTCCGCGACCACAATGGTGATTGCTTCAAATACCATCAGCAAGACCACCGTAGCGGGACAAGTCAGTTTGTCCGTACAGGACATCTCGTTCACCAGCCCCGCAGCAATGCAGTTGATCTTGAATGACCTCATGGGCGAACTCATGTACAAGACCGACGACATTGCAGCCGACGCACTTCTTGCAGCTGCAACATCATCGGGCGTATGGGACCTCACCGCAGTTGACTTGATGAAGTCCATTTACGACGCCGCAGTTGACGTCAGCAACGGAACCAACTTTTTCCCCGACACCTTGTTCGTTAGCCCAGACGTTTGGGGTCAACTCGGACAGGTCGTTGACTCAAGCAACCGTCCGTTGTTCCCGTATGTCGGCGCACCTGGTCTCCAAGGTCAGAACGCTCTCGGTGGCGGAAACGCGACAACTTGGACTGGCTCGAATCCGCTCGGACTTGAGATCGTCGTTGACAGCAACTTTGCTGCCAAGACCATGATCATCACCAACGCTTCAAAGGCATTTGAGTACTACGAAAGTGGCACAACTTTGATGTCCGTTGAACAGCCTGCAACGCTCTCACGCCTGTTTTCAGCGCATTCGTATGTGAGTACGTTTGCCGCTGTGCCTGGCATGATCCGCAAGATCACCCAGGCCTGATCGGAGGTCGCTATGGCAGCGACTTACACAATCCAAACAGCGGTCATCGTTCCTGGCTATGTCACCGTCACAACGCTGACACCAAACGAAATTGTCGTCGGTGCATCCATAACCGTCGCAGGTGCTGGGGCCGCATACAACGGAGTCAAATCTGTTTATGCGATGCCTCAGTATTTGCCGATTAACGTGGACACTGAAGGTCTTATCGAATACGACACTTCCTACCCGCTTGAAAACGCAGTCATGTGGGCGGACACACAGACGCCTGACGAACTGCACGCACAGACCGGCACGATCACTTTTGAGCAACTTTGTACATGGGTGACAGGGCCACAGATTGCCACCTATCTTGGGATCACGACCGCTGGTGACGAAACTGCATTTCTAGTTCAGTGTGCAGCTGCCGCTAACGCGTTCTGTTTTCGTAGGCGTCAAGAATCGTCGTATATTGACTCGTTAACAACTTCGCCTGGTGGAGATGTCACGCTCGGTACTTTGATGTATGGGTCAGCCCTTTACCGTCAGCGCGGGTCGGTTGACCAGTTTGCTTCGTTCACTGACATGGCGTCAGCACCCGTTGTAGGGCTCTCAGGCATCGTCAAACAGTTGTTAGGCATCAACAGACCACAGGTCGCTTAAAATGGCTTACACGGACTTCCTGAATGAGGCCCTAGATGATCTGGTCACTACTCTCCAAACTATTTCGGGCCTTCGTGTCGTTAATGATCCTCGCAATATCGCTCCACCTTGCGCTTTTGTGGATGCTCCATCCATCGAATCGTTCAACTACAACATTGTCAAAATGACATTCCCCGTGACTCTTATTTCTAACGGCCCAGGCAACTTGGACGCACTGCGTCAGCTGCTTAACCTGACTTCATCTCTGGTACTTAAAAACATTGCGGTCATGTCAGCCTCACCAAAAGTTGTCACGGTCGGCGGAGCAGATTACGCCGGATACGAACTCATCATCCCGATACAAGCACAGAACGGATAAACCAATGGATCGTTACATCATCAGTTCAATTCGAGTCGGCGAAATCGGCACACCGTTTATCG